AGTCGAGGGATACTGACATTAGGTATATCGCCAAAGTTGACTAACGGGCCAGCGCCTTTGTCTACGGCGTCTAAAGCGGCGTTTAAACCTCTAATGGCTTTGTTTATGCCCGATTCCATAAGGCCCAAAATGCCGTTCATAACAGATCGGTAAGCACCGATAATGCCGTCAAAGATAGTGACAGCAAAATCTTTGACTCCTTGCAAAACGCCAACAATTGAATCTTTAAATTTGACTATGGCCACAATTGCTAAACCAAACGGGCCAGTAATAATTGCTAGCAGTAACGGCCAGTTGCTTTTTGCCCAATCAAACACATATTTGATAGCGCCCCACACGGCGTTAAAGCCAACTTTGATACCGTCGATAGCCTTACCGAAAATGTCAAACTTGACTTGTAAAGCAACCAAAGCGGCAATGATTGCAATGATGACCACAGCACCAGTGGCAACCCACAAGGCGCTAAATGAAGCGGCAGTAACAGAGTTAATAGCGGCAGTAACAGCACTGACGGCGGCCCACGCTGACAAGGCCGCATTAGCAACAAATACGGCGGCGGCAATGCCACCAATAACAGCGCCCAGGGTGACAACTAGCGGCACATTGTTACTAATCCAATTGCCCATTTTGGTTAAGGCTGGCATCAGTTTTTGAATGATCGGCATTACAGCGGCGCCAACAGATTCTTTAAACTCGCCCATTTGGATACTAAACGATTTCATTTTGCCTGAAGCAGTGTTGGCTGAAGTCGAAGCGGCACCCTTAAACGTGTTGCCCAATGCGGCAAAAACTTCATCAGTTGTAGCGCCGTTTTCAATCAGACTTGCCAAGGCTGGGTCTAATTTCTTTAGTGGCCCCAGTTGCCCGTTAAAAGCCTTTGACAGGGCGTCAGATACAGCGCCTAAGTCTTTGCCTGTACCGGCAGAAATGTCTAATGCCAGGTTAAGTAAATCTTGCGCTTTAGTTACATCGCCAGTACCCCTAACTAATTTGTCAAAGGCTGGCCGTAATTCATCATCAGCAACAGCGGCGGCAATGCTGGTTTTTGTAATGAACTTTTCAACGCTGGCTATTTGGGCGTCAGTAGCGCCCGTAGTGTTTCTTAGGCTGGTGGCAAGTAGTTGGGCGGCCTTGTCATCTTCCATAAACGCTTTTACAGCGTCTACAGCAACAACGGCTAAACCAGCAATAGCGGCGGCGGCAGGTAGGGCCGCTTTCTTAATAGCAAACTGGGCTTTTTCGCCTGCTGTCTCTAACTTCTTAAATTCCCGAATGGCGCTGTCAATTCCCTTACTGTTGAAGTCTGACAGAATCGGTATTGAGATAGCCATTAGAACACCTTCAAATTCTTATTTGCTTCAGCCATAACGCCTTCGACAACTTTTTGAACTTCGGTTGTCAGGTCGGCTATTTTTGCCTCAAATACTGGCCAGATAACACGGCTGGCAGAACGCCCAAACTTGGCGCTAAACGCTGTCGCTAATGGGTTGACATTGGCACGGCCTGCAATGTCAAAGATTGCGGCCGCTGGGTTTTTTTGCATAACCGAAAAGGCGGCGCCTTTTTTCTTATTGTTGACACGGACAGCAACACCACGGACAGCCTGAGAAGCAGACAGCGGGAAAACTTGGCGGCCTGCTGGTGACCAGTTGCGGGTAGTGCCACTAGGGAAACGCATATCGTCGTAATTAGATTTCATGGCGTCAGTCATCGGTTTAGCGATTTCTTTCATATTTGCCACATACGCTTTTCGATAACCAGGCTCTACTTGGTTCAAATATTTAACCGCTTCTTTGACCCCATTTACTTGGATAGTCAAGTCGGTTGCCATGGTTATTTTCTGCTTTCGTTAATGACCTTTATGACTGTTGCTAAGTCGTTATTGTCAAAGTCTACTTGCTGTGGCCAGTACCCTGTCGCTACTAAAACTTGCGCTAAAGCGTGTCGGTAGGTACTGGCACGGTAGGGCGGTCGGGTTCATCGCTGACTACTTCAAGCAACACCAATTTTTTTATGAAGTCATCTAGGACTACCGGCACGGTGACATTGTGCTGTTGACACGCCTGGTGGGCTAGATAAGCCAAATCTTCAATACCAATACCGCTGGCCATGTCGCTGGCTTTACGCTTGAATTTGCGTTCCCAAGAAACGATTGTAAAAAGGTTGGTACTTACTTCGACTGGGCCTTCGCCCTGGTCAACTCTAAGTGTTAGTTGCATTGTCGGGCCTTTACTGTTGGGGTTGCTAAATCAGGAAACAACGGTGGTTAAAACGCCACCCTTAAAAGTAATGCTAATGGTGCTTAATTCGCCCATGGTTGCGTTGATTACTGGCAAAGACTCTAGATAGCACCCGACTAATTCGAAGCGGGGTTCCGTGGCGCTGGCCGTGGTTAAGCCTGCAACGGTGTTAGAAACCTTTACGGTGGTAGTGGTGCCAACTAATGCGGCCAAGGTTGCGTAAGTTTCGGTTGCGGCGTAACTCATGTATAGGTCTAAGGTAATTTCTTGATTGTAGAGACCAGCAACAAACACACGGCTGGTGGAACCAAACGCTGTTGATTCCAAGGCTTCAGCCATGTTTGTAACGGTGGCGGCCGTGCATTGGTCGGTCAAAGAAACGCTGTTGACCATTACGCCAGGATTGGAAAGGTATGTCGAAGTAGCCATGGGTTAATCCTTCTTTGTGTGTGCTTTAGTTTTAGCAGATTTTGGGGCTACTTTGTCGCTAACAATTTCGTCAGATTCAATAAAGCCGTGGGCTAGTAACGCTTCAATGTTTGTACCGGCACCAGGTACAAATTCTGTACCTACTGTCCCGATTTTGTCGCTAATAATTTTGTATGTCATTTTCACCCTGCTTGTGCTTGTAGGTCTATAGATAAATCGTAGGCGGCAAAAGTCTGCCCGCCGATTGGGATATAGCCAGGGCGCCCCGATTTTACGGCGACATTCTTAGCCAATATGCCCGCAGACATACTTAAAACATTGCGTAAGCCGTCTAAATTGGCTGGCCCTAGTGTTATTACTTTTACCGAAAAATTCATGGTGACAATGTTGTAGTTGAAACAGTCAAAACTTGGGGCGTCAATAAAGACACAAGGCGGGTTAATTTTTTCGGGGTCAAATACAACCCGTAGCCCTGTGATGGTTGCCAAGGTTGTAGCCAGGTCATCTATGGCCTCATTGAACAGGTCGGTGTAAACAGTCATTAGGCAACCGCTGGCCGTGGGATACCGGCTAGTTGTTTAATGAGTGGGGACAGACCCGAAACTGTGGCTACGCCCATATCGCTAAAACTTGCAAATTGGTCTATGGCGCCACGCTGTCTATATAAGGCGCCCGCATACATTGTGACCGCCAAGGTGACATCGGTACCAGGTGAAGTAGTGAGGCTGTCGGTGTATCCCGATTCTTGCCTACGCCTAAATATAAAGTTGGAAGCACTTGAGGCACATTGAGTTAAAAAAGCGGTTTCGTCTACGCCTGCTAATGCAATACCTAGCCAGGTAGCAACAGCAGGGCCTAACACCCAGGTACAGGTTTCGGTGTATGTCAGTGTGCCTTGTGGGATTGCGGCGCTTCGGTTTAAATTGTCGCCTTCATCATAGAAAAGGACTTGGTTTTCTATTGGGTAGTTGTAGTCGAATGTTAAATCGCCACTACTAGTTACACCTGTAAACAGGTATTCGGGTAAGGCGTAAACATTGTGTGTACCGTTTAAACCGTGGCCTAAGCCAGCCAGCGTAAACGGTAGACCCAAGTCCAATTCAGGTTCAGTTAGCGTTTGTACGACTGAGTAATTGTCTAAACGCTGGTGAAAAATTACCTGGTATACAGCCATTGGCGGCTAACCGCCTTTCGACTAAGCCTGGGTGATTTTGCGAATCATGCTTGAGTTAGCGGCGAAAGTAGCGGCGTAACCAAACATTGACATGGTACGGGAAACGGTGCTGGGGTTTTCAACCGATAGCAGGCCACGGTCAGCACGGTAAATTTCGTAAGCGTTAGCGTTAAAAATAACCATGGTCTTAGCGGCGAAGTTACGGTCAACGATGATGTTGAGACCCAACGGGTTCATACCTGAGTATGAAACAGCAGAACCAGCGCCAAGGGTGTTCTGACCAACAAGGCCAGGGGCGCCGATAGCGGGGAAAATTGGGCGCTTAGTGCTGTCAACTAGTTGACCAATTAAACCCCAGGTTGCTGGGTCAACAGCAATATGGGTTGGCAAGAAGTTGGTAGCGGCCGCTGAAGTTACGGCACAGTCATAAATCGACTTAATTAAATCTTCGGGGGTCAAGTCCCAAACACCATCTGAAGAAGCGGCGCTAACAAGGTTGTCACAAGCGAAGTTGTCAATAGCCAAAAGGTACTGGCCAGCCAAGTCCTGCATAATCACGGCCATTGCGGCGGGGTCTGTAAAGTCAACCGTTTGGTAGGACAAGGTGGTGGCGCCAGCAAAAGTTTTTTTGGTAACCGTGTTGGCGGCTATAACGCTGGTCGTTGCTGACACGGCGTCAAGTTGGGCGGCCTGTTCTGCAACGGTTGGGTGGGTTGTCCAAGTTGGGCGAATAAAGGTTGAACCAGTACCGCCGCCAGGCATAGCCCTAGTTCCCACGGCTGTGAGTAGCGGGGCAATGTAGTTAATATCCGCAAACACAGGCCCCAACAGCGGCAACGGAACCACACCGGCCACATTCGAAGTTACGACATCACCAGCGGCCGCTTCAATGGGCGACTTGTGGTACTGGCGGTAATCTTCCCAAACTTTGTTTGCGTTAGCGGCTTCAATTCCACCTTTGTGGATTGCGGCCATGAATTCAAAAGCGTTTGGCAAACGGGGTTCACGCTTCGCTGTTGCAAAAATTGGCGCTGTTGGGATTGTTACTTCTTCGATAACTTCGGGGGTTTCCATTGCGATTTTCTCCGTTACTGGTTCCACGGCTTCGGGTTCTGAGGCCGCCACTTGGCTTATGGTACTACCTTTGAAAGCGGCCGTGGGGACTAGCGAAATCTCTGTCCATTCGGCGGCTTGAATAACCATATTTCCTTCTTCGTCATACGAAAATTCTGTCGGGTTAACACCTACTGAAAGTTCCATAACATTGTCGGCGGCTAACACCAGGGCTTCGTTCCCTAAATTGGTGGCGCTAATTTTCATTGCGATAAGCATTTCAGAACCTGTGTCGACCCGTTCAGTTACTAGGCCCACCGGCATAGTGCTGTCGTGGTACATAAAAACACGGGGCTGGCGCCCGTCTACAGGTAAAGAACCTGGTGCAAACGACACCGTGGTGCCATCGCTTACAGTTGCAAAAGTGTTGTATTGAACTGCTACGCCCGTAATTGTACGGCGAGGTAATCCGTCAGGGCCTGCCGCTTCGACAGCGAAAGTGTTGGCGTTAAAAGTAATCATTGGGCTAGTTCTTCCTGTGTGTTTTCTTGTGGTGGTGTTTCGGGCATTTCAGGGGTTTGCATATATCCCATATCTTTTTCTTCGGTCATTAAGTAGTCGTCGGTGTCCCAACATACATATGTTCCACGGGGCAACTGTTGAGACAAGGCGTCAGTAATTGCCTGGGCGTACATTGACAGGCCGAAAGTCCAAAGGTCAGACTTGGCGCCTTCGCTATTTGTGTAAGCGTATGAACCAGTAGAAATACCCAATAGATACGGGGGAATATTGCACAAGTTAGCGATTTGCTTACTTTGATATTCGGCGGCGTCAATCAAAAGCATTTTGTCAGGCGTTGCTGAAGTTTCGGTGTATGACAAATATTCGTTTAAAGCGGCTGTTTGGTTTGTTGCTCTTGCCTGGTTAAACGCTTCAGCCAATGCGGCTAGTTCTAAAGCGCTTAACGGTTCCCCGCCAGTTTGTTTAAGAACGCCTGCCGGTATGGCGCTACTTGCGTTTCGATAGCGGGCATCTTCTAATTTAATTGCCGTTGCTATCGTTTGTTCACTCATAAAAATCATGCCTTGGGTTGGGCTGTAAATCTGTACTACATCTTTGGGGTCTATAGCGCCACCGTTGAAATAAATTTCTTTTGATTTACCAAACCACACAGGCCCGTTTTGGTCAGGTGTCGTAATTGACCCCTGGGGTAGACGGGTGGCGCTGGCCATGTAACCGTCTTTGGTTCTAGAAGTAATAAAAAGAAAGCACCTTCCGAAAAAGAAAAGGTCGTCAAATACCCAAGGGAACAGGAAACTGTTAGGCATTTCGGGGTCAAGTTGTCGAAGCCAAGAACGGGGCGCCAATGGTACTTCTTCCATTTCGCCTTCGGTTTCGTTCCATTTTTCGCTGTACATCATTAGTTGCATACTGGCAAGAACTGAAGCCATAAGGTCACGACTTCGACTAATGGCGGCCACCGACATGGCACGGTTTCGCAAAAGTCCCGCCTGGTATGACCACCAGTCACCAATAAGGTTTGGGCCTGCAACTTGGGAACTGTAAAAGGCACCACCTACAGCGGCGGCTTCTATTTTCGGCTGGGGACTAATAGCCGCTTTATTCACTTTGTTACTACTAAAAATTCCCATGTCGGTTTTCCTTTTGGGGGTGTCCCTGCCCTGCCCGACGCAGGACAGGGACTAGATAAAGATTAGCGTTACCTGAAGTCATGGTGTCGTAGATACAGCAAACATAGGTTTACCTACAACTTTAGGGCGTGACGATTCAGCAATAGCCCAAACCATGCACCGGCACAATTCAATCGGGCCAGGCGATTTTTGGGAACTTAGAACGACACCGCCACCAGTTTTAGTTAACACGGCTCTGTTGGTATGTTCAGCCAAAGACAATTCGCCACGGTGCCTTACCTTGCCTTCCATAATCATTTTTTGTATTAGTCCAGAATATTTTAAAAGTTCCCCGTAACCAATAACTGAAGTTCTTCGTTCCAAATTTGGCGGTAAATGTAAATGTAACGCTGGCGTGATAACCAGCCTTACCGTTGTATCGGCCATAACCCGTTCTATTTCTTGCCACATTAAATCTTCGGTGTCTACCATAAATTCGACACAAACATGGGCTTTGGATTCATGAACCGATGACCTGACGCCAACATAGCGCCCGTCTGTTAAGTCGGTATCAACAGCAAGAACACCGCCGCCAGGCATAGCAATATCTGTTTTTTGTTTGTCCCAAACGCCAGGCTGTAACCAGGCACCACGGGCAGAAACCCACATATTTAAGTGTGCCCGTAGGAAACTGTCTTTTTTAGATACGGCTCTCAGCGCCTCAACTGTCACGGTTTGCCCCATTGCTGGGTTGGCTTGAATCCAATTTGTTTCTAGTCGGGGGTCACTACCTGGCGCCATGCTGTATTCGGCAAAATATAGGTTGCTTGTCTCGCCTTTGTCTATTTCGCTTATGGCCTGTTCTCTAAAGGCTATGAAACAGGCGCTTGACTCATCGCCTGCCGTTGACCACATAGACAACAAAGGGTTAGCCCTGGCAATTTGGCTAGGCCGTAATGCTTCATCAACTACGGCCGCCGAAATGTTCCACAATTCATCTATCACGATTAAGTCATAACTACCACCGTGCAGGTTGGGCGTGGCCGCCCTAACTTCCCAAGTAGAACCGTCAGGCATTTTTACTGACTTACGCCCTAAAGCGTTAGCGGCTTTTCCCCCAAATTTGTCTACAAGTATTGGGGCGATAAACCCAAAGATTGCTTCGGCCCTGTCAAGTTTGTTAGCAACCGAAAGCACCGCCTGGGGTTTGCCTCGAATAGCCGCCATTTCAGTAAGCCACCAACCAATTAAAGCCTGAAGCGCTACAGACTTACCTTGCTGTCGGGCTGTCGACACAACGGCTTCACGAAATTGCAGGTTGCCTAAACCATCGTGGGACAGTTGGCCGTTTAAACAATGTTTTTGCCAGGTCATCAGTTCAATGCCCATATGGATAGAAGCCCACTCAGAAATCCCCTTCCCAAAACTGTGTTGATTCAAGCCAACCGTTTCAAGCCTGGGTAAATGCTGTTTAGTCGCCGCTAGTTCCGGCTGGTTACCGCCAGTTTCCCCCAAAATGTTTGAGAAGCA